CTGGCCAGCGCACCCGTGTCTTTTACATCCAGGTCTAGCTGCTTCTCCTGCCAGATCTCAATCATCTTGTCGCTCCACCCGTCTATCCATTGGTCAATGGCTTTCAGGGAGTCTTCGGGTTTGCTCCAACTCAGGTCCATTGCTCAGCGTCAAATGTCAAGTCCACAGGTTCATTCACCTCCACCCTGAAGTAGAGGCCCGTGCAGCCGTTCAGGAAGTACTGCCCCAGCTCATTCGTCCTGAGCGAGTCGGTGCGCAGATACACCATCTCGTTGGCCAGGTCGTCCTCGTCGATGATCATGCGCGACATCAGCTGCAGCAGCAGTGCCCTGCAGCTGTCGAGCGATGTCTGGTAGCTCTCCATCGACTTGAGGTCAAAGCGGCGCAGCAGGTACACCATCAGCACCCGGGAGTTGAAGTAGCCCCCGTTGCGCTGCCGCGTGATGCGCCCGTCACACGTGTCGTCCACACACATAAAGGCCCGCGCCGTCCTGAAGCGCTCCAGCATCCCCTGAAGCCCTCCGGGGCCCGAGCAGGTGCAGAACTGGAACGCCTGTTCCTGTGCCAGCTTGTTGCGGGCGTGCAGCCCTCTGAAGTAGCCGATGTAGTCAAACAGTTGTTTAGCGTTCATTTCTTCATCGATTTTTTGAAATCCTCGGCCTCCTTGGCCTTGGCGTTGAGCTCCGTCAGGGCGCGCCAGGTATCCATCGCCAGCACTTCGGCCTCCTTGGTGATGTCGCCACCGGTGAGTGCCCTGATTTGGTTGTCCATGATGGTGCGCATGTCGGGAGTGTCGCCCTCATCAGCGCCACCCGGCTTGAAAAAGTGAGGGAACAGATCGGCGAACATGCCTTTTACCTGAGCCCACCACTGCAGCACCATCAGCTGCTCCCAGGGCTCCAGCTTACGATCCAGCCCAGGATACAGAGTCGTGGCCAGCTGCTGCACCGCCTCATCAGAGCGGGACATCAGCACGCCCTGGTAGCAGTTCTCAGCCACCAGGTAGGTCGAGAACTTCACCCCGTGCAGGTCGGCAGCGAGTGCCGTCACCCGCTCCCAGTCCTTGTTTTGGATCTCCTGCAGACGCACGGGCACCATGCCCGGCACCGTCAGCCAGTCCAGCTGCTCGATCATCCACGCCATCGCCTCGCTGTCGATGACGAACGATACAGTCGTGTCACGGCCCTCGCTGACGGCGCGCACCTTGCACCGCCATCCCTGCACCTCGCGGTAGCTGATCTCCATTCCCGTGAGGCGCAGCAGCACCGCCAGCTTCGCCTGTGACGGCTCGGCGTTGCGCTCCATGGAGCGGAACACCATCGCCAGCTCGCGCTGTGACAGCTCCTGCCACCCTTGCGGCAGCCCGAATGACAGCCGGTTCTCATTAGCCGAAAAAGTAGGTCGTATCATCTTTCTTGTTCTCGTATGGTGTGAATGTGTTAGCCTGGTGTGCGGTGCTAGCCTCATAGGTCGGAAAGTCCGTCAAGTGCCCCTCCAGGTACTCCACGAGCTTCGCCATGTGGAAGCGGGTCATGGCCATGTCACCGGCCACGTGAGCCCCGATAAAGAACAGCGACTTGTGGATGACGGCGTTCTGCTTAGCAGTGGCGTTCTGCTCCAGCTGGGCGTTGCACAGCTCAGCGTGCAGCTGCAGCGAGATATGGTGCTGCAGCACCTCTTCGGCAGCGGTGATCTTGGGCCGCAGCTCCGTCATCTTCGTGCGGTGCGCCTCGATGATGCCCATGATGGGCAGTTGCATCCGGGCATTCCACACCAGCGACGAGAACAGCTGAGCCGCCAGGGCCTCCGAGCGCCATGCCTCCACGCCGCGCAGCGCGCCGATCAGGTCATCCACAGCATCATCTCGGCTGTCCTGCACCTGCTTCAGCAGCCGCTTCACCCTGTCGCTGCTCGCCGGGGCCACGTTCTGGTTGCTCACCACACCCACGCCAGCCTCCGTCAGCACCACGTCCATGTGGGGCAGCGCCTCCAGGTAGCCATGCAGGCACGCCACGCGGTGCACCAGGTTCAGCAGGTTCAGGTCATCACGATACTTCGGCCACAAGGACCCGCCCAGTAGTCGGCGGCAGGTGTCCAAACCCACGTCCAGGTAATGGCCGATGCGCTCAAACAATCGCTCGTCAGGCATCACAGCCGACGGCACATAGTGCTCAAATTCCTCCCTGGTTATCATCATTGTTATCGTTTTTATTGAGTGAAACTTGTTTAGCGTCGTTGTGCTCATCCAGCGTGGTCAGCATGACGAGAGGCACATCCGGCTCAACCTTGTCCTGCCATCCATTGTAATAGATGATCACCTGGTGCACCTTCAGCATCAAGTCATGCCAGGACTTTTCAAGCGACTGCTTGAGTGTGAACAGCTCACGCTTGTCGCTGCCCGAGTTGTTCGACTGGCTCTTGCCGGGAGTGGCACCCACCAGGTTGGGATGGATGTTGTCGCCGTAGCAGGTCATATTGGCGGCCTCCTGGATGTCCTCGCTCCAGTCACCGCCCTCCTTGCCGGCATCGATGGTATTGATGCGCACCATGCGGTTCTCGTTGCCATTCGGGTCGATGTAGTAGCCGGTAATCCACACCTTGCCGCTGTTCTCGATGCCAGCGACAAAGTTCTTGATGTTCTCCTTCTCGCGCTTGATGCGTTCCTGGATTGCCAGCGGGTCGCTGATGTGCTCCTCCTCACAGATGTTATACCAATAATCCTTGTGGACTTCCACCTGGTACTTCACGCTCGCGTGATTCTTGAGCTTCGCCTTCTTGCCGATGCCGATTAGCCGTTTGATGTCAAACCAGTCGCCACGGAAGATGGCCGTGTAGTAAGGCACAGGGTAGTACTGCAGCCCCGGCGTCGGGAACCGCACCAGGATGGCAAACTTGCGGGCCTTGGTGCGCGGCTTTTTCAGGCCGTCGGCACCAGCAGCACGACCCATCAGCACCTCGAGGTGGCCCAGAGGATTCTTTTCATCCAGCAGCATGATGCTCTCGATGTCCGATTTCTTGCCGGGAGCCTTGCGCCAGTTAGCGTAGAAAACATGGTTAATGCGCCCGTGGCTGTCGGCCTGTTCAAAGCGACAGTAGCAAGCCTCCTTGTGGCGCACCTGCACGATTTGCGAGCCATCCCTGGAGAGGATCACCACGGCGATCGAGAAGAAGAAATACTTCATGTCCGTGGCCTGTTCCAGGAAGAACTCCGGCAAGGAGTTATCCATCATCCAGCGGCGGATCTCAGCATCCCTGGTAGGCTGAGCCGTGTTGATGTCATTGTAGCGGATGCCGGCACCGTAGCAGGTGAGCACATTGAAGTACTTGTTTTGCGACATAATTTCATCCCTGCCTATCATCTTGATCAGCTCAAACGGCAGCATGTCGTCATAGCCAAACGGGACGTAGCTCGTCTTGGGATAGAACGGCAACGGCTTTGCCGCCGGGATGCCATCCTCATCAAAGATGTCGCCGCTGTCCTGCATCTCGCTCATCTCGGCGGCCACCTTCGAGCCTTCCACGCGGAACACCTCACCCTTGGGGAACGGGAATGTTGTCTTGTCCATATCTATAGATATATTGTGTTGTTATTAATCTCAAACAGGGTCACGTCCCTGAACTCCCTTATCACGCCACTCCTGGGGAGCCTCACACGGTGGGTGCCTCGCCGCCAGTGGCCACCGATGCACACGGCGCCCTTGTATTCCAGGATGTCGCCCGTGGCGAGCTTCCACAGACGGAGGTCAACCGGCTGCCCACTCTCCAGCAGCAGGATGGCGTCCTTGATGTGCAGCACGCCTTTGGGTTTCTTAGTTGAACGTTGCATCGAAGGTGTCATCAAAAAGTCTCGGAATAACAGGAACGTCAAACATCGCGCTCGTGTGAGCGGCACGGCGCCACGAGAAGGTGAAGGCAGGCAGGCTGCCGTCATCGTCGGTATGCTTCACTTCGGCGTCAGAGATAACAACCGGGTCAGTGGCCACACCGCCGTCCAGCAGCATCACCTCATAGGCCCGGGCCAAGTCACGGAACAGCTGCACGGCACCAGGGCGCAGCGGGCCAGTGTAGGACTTGCAGGTGTCCTCCTCATCAATCTTGAGCGGGCGAACCGAGCCAGCGACAAGAGCCAGCTCGCGGGAGATCTTCGGGTCATGCTCATTCATGCCCTGGAAGTAGCATGGCTCCCATGCACCGAAATTGTTACGCATGAGCAATGCCAGCCGATGCGTCTGGGTGGGCGACACGCGATAGGTCATCAGGCGTTGACCTGCATTGATTGTGTACTGCACCAGCTCACCCAGCGCATCGTTGACAAGCAACGACGGAGAGCAGTCCACCTCGTGTATCTGCCCTGCAGCAAGGGCGCTGGCCAGCTGTACACTTTGAGGCACGCACATCCCTCCGTTGGCATAGACACAGGCAGCGGTGACATTCACCGCCTCTGTCGGTGACAGCAGCGTCACCATCTCCTTGCGGTCCATCGTCGTGTCACGTCCAGAGGTCACCGATGACAAGAAGTGCGAATCCAGGAAGTCGGCAGCTGGCATGCTCACGCGAGTCCTGGACTGGATGAGGTGCAACCCAGCAGAAACACCGTTCACCGTAAACGTGAAGTCTGCCATCACGCCAGTGATGAGCGGTGACAGCAGCCGGTCCAGGTCATAGACCTTGACCACGCCATCCACGGGTGTCTAGCTGCACGACAACACCGTTCACC